GCAAGACGAGGTAAACTATTGATGGGTTCTGGCATTCTTTGAATATAATTGTAATTATTTCCTAAATGTATCAACTGTTCGACAAAAGTTTTATCTTTTAGTTTATCCCAATTAGGTTCGCGCATCAACTCAATCAAATGATTCTCGTCACGCACTTGATTATATACATGCACGTTCAGCAAGTCTAGTTTGAAGTAGCCGCGCTTTTCTGCTTCTTCGTAATCTAGTGCTGCCATATCATATACAGGATCATAAGGAATATCCGTTACATGTATGCCAGTGCTGTGCTTTCTGATAGGACTTACATTACGCATAGACGCAGGAATATGTTTGATCTTTTCTAATATTAGATCACGATTACCAAAATCAATGTCAATGTCGCTACTAAATTTCATTGTTGCAACTAAACTTTATTGCCATGCTAATAAAAATAAAATCTCTTTTTCTTCGTCTATGATCTCAACTAAACATTTAGGTGGATTTCCAACTATTCTAAACACCCAACTCTCACGATCTTTGCTACGCCATTCTATGAATTGACTTACAGTACTACTATTATACTTGCTACCATCTGGATAGTAATTTTCTTGTATATTATCACATAACCATTTTAGCATTTGTTGATAGTTACGATATGGTAATACATGCCTACGTACCGCTCTCACGATTTTACTCACCTAGTCATACCTAATTTCTTATAAGCGTTTTGAACAACTATAGCTTGACGCTCTGCGTCATCAACTGCTCTATGGCTTGTGACATGTCCCCCGTCACGTAATTTTACACCTGCGATTTCAAATAACGTTCTAGTGTCACGAACACTATAAAAAGGCCAAGGTATAGGATTAGGTCTATCAGTCAGTGTGCTACGCATAGCAGTCTCGCAAGCAACAACGTCGAATGGGGCACCATGACTCCATACTGCTCTGCGATTCCATCCTATACTATACAAGGTTTCCATGCAGTCACGCAACGATATACGATTGTCATCACTCATCGCTTCTTCTAATGCTTCAGGAGTTTGTTCGCTCCACCAGCGTATAGTATCTTCATTGATGATACGATTATATTTCTCTGTCTGGTCTTCAATTGTAGGCTTTAGCGTCCAGCGTTCAGCAACACCCTCGCCATATGGGTCGAATCGTACTATACCAATAGTTAGGATAACACAATAGGGACTTGTGTCCAGTGTTTCCAAATCTATCATAATATCATTTGCCATACTTAAGAATATACACTAAAAATTTCTTTTCGTCAACTACTTTATAGTCGTCGCTCAACATACCTTCAATGTTCTCAATAGGTCTGAAACCATATTTGTTTTCTAACCATTTCATATATTCTCTATGATCTCTGCTACCCGTTTCAGTACGAAATTCTAATTTTAGGTCTTTGAGATTAGTCCAATACTTCCAACGGGCTTGTCGCTTCTCAATATCAGCGTCATCATCATCGTAATCTTGAAAGTCTTTAGGGACGTTTGCCATTGCTTGTCCAAATATTATCTATTTCAGCAACTTCGTCTATGACGCTCTTATGCAAGTAATTCAACAACAATGCCGATCTAGGCTTATCAGTATTATTAGGCATGCTGCTATGTAATACCCTACAATTGTACATCAATAATGTACCCTTAGGCATATCATATTGTTTACAATTGTCGAGGAACCATCTATCATACCCGCCTGTGTAACATTTCATGATTTCAAAATCACGCTTTTGACTAAACGGCACAAGCCCTGTAGCAGCATTTTTTTTGTTCACATCTTCTAGTGTGATGATACATTGAATGCCTAATAATCTTTTATCAAAATTGTACTTTTCAAATCTGTGCGGGGTATCAACATGAGGACTTACCCACTGACTATGCGGGTTTATAGTCACAGTGTCACTAGCATAAAATGATAGATTACCAAAATTGTTTTGTATCAAGGGATCAACTAATTTCTTTATAGATAAAAAAGGCTTGAAATTGTGTACTGTTTGACTCCACCAAACACTGATATCTTCTAGATTTTTGATATCGTCTCGTTCTGCATAAACTTTTTTGCTGCTGCTTGCCCTGACAGGCTGTAAATCTTGTAAAATAGTTTTATAGTCCGCGATCAATAATGAAGGAATAAAGCCCGGAAGTATTACGTAGCCCTCACCTGATTCTAGTTTTTGTTTTATTTCTTTACTCATTCTACTTTTAGGCTAAACCAAATTGCGTCAGTTTCATCTTTGAAACAAAAATCCATATGATCTTTGCATACACTTGTGCTGAATCTGTCGCCGGGTAATCCGAAATATTCTATAGCAGTGGCGCAGATTTCATTCCAGTTTTGATTATAATCTTTCCAAACTATTCTTACACGGTATTTATTGTTCTCAATAACCACCGGCATTCAATAACTCCTTTATTTCAGGTATGATATTCTTATGTCTTTTGAACTTGATTGCCCATTGCTCTGGATTGATATATTCTAATATCATTTTCTGTTGTGTTGAATCTAAACTTTCAATGAACTGTAATCCGCTCTCGCTCTGAAATAGCATCCATGGACTAATCTTACCCTTAGTAATTTCATAACAAATCTTATTGCGATTTCCATAACGCAATACATCTTTTGTTTGTATAGAATCTTGCTCAGCCAATCTTACTGTAGTTTCGATGCTACGTGCGATTGCATCTAATGGATCCTCTGTCTTTAGATAGTCGATGATAAACTTTGTATAGACAGTATCACGGTGCCAAGTATCTACGCTGATTTTATTTTTCAATAGATAGTCAACATATCTATTTGGATTCAACACTTGTGCCTCTACGCAATAGTTACCAAATTTTACGAATGCGCTGTAGTATGCTGATTCTATAAAATCTTCATAAGTTTTCTTTTTATTAGTCTTGTTATGATTTGTGAAGAATTCTAGCCATGCTGTGAAACCTATGCGATTGCCAGCCATGTCACGATCTTGCCATCTGCGCTTAGGCTCGCACATATGATTCAAGAAAGATCCTTCTCTTACAAATTCTTTTTTACAGAAGTTGCAAGTAAGTTCAGATACCTTTTTGTTCTTCATACTGTTTGATTTCATCGTCACTAACGACAGCATTCAAAACCTCAATCTCATCTAACTTCATTGCTGGAAATTCTTCTGCAAAAAACAGTTTACGCTTATTCTCATATATGAATTGGTCAGCAATCTGCTTTAGTAATTCTTTATCAGCACTAGGATATGTTTTTTGATAAAAGTCAACTACGTCATCACGCTTTGCTTTTTCTTTTAGTTTGATTACACGATCTTTTATTTGGGGTACCCATTGATGAAATTGTTTTGAACCAATACCCGAACTACATAACATTAGCCATTGTAGTTTAGGATGCTTCTGTACGTTTTCATTGAACAGATACATGTTGGCAAACTCATTCGTTGCTAGTACATGATATTGTTGTACCTTAGTATTTGCCTTGACCATGCACATCCATATTACTAACATGTACGGAGTAAACTTTTTCTTTTGTTCTTCGGTTAGTTTGTCGTAATAGCCATAATCCTTACGATCAATGGCGGCCAATGCATCGAACAAATTGAAATCGATGCTATCAAATTTCTCGTCAGATGATGTCTTTGCTTTCGCCATACAATTCTACTACAGCATTCTCGCCCCAAATCTGAGCGTAGTCAAGTGCTTCTTGTTCCGTATCAAACAGTTTAGGCTGCATTTGAAACTTGCTATCGCCCTCAGTTACCCATAAGAAATCACCATCAGGCCAGTAAACTTTTACACCATACTTCATCAAAATACCTGATTGTAGTCAACGATTTCACAGTTTCGGCTTATCTCTTTGACGAAATAAACACATCTAGGTTTAGGACCATCATCTATTGGTACGCATAAGAACTGCCCATTGCGTAGTCGTGGAGCATACCATGTTACATCATGATAGATATCTACGATTTCGATCGGCAAGAAACTAGGATTGAATGCTGTCAATGGATTGAATTCAAACGCATTGAAGCCGCGATCATTGAGACTGCTCAACGGTAACGTTTCAAGATCACCGTGTTCTTTTTCACCGATCAACACTTGCCAGTCTAGTGGCATCTTAACTGTTTTGTTTCCTATCTTTAGCACTAATGCCGGTGCGCTAAAGCTTTCTAAAAATATCAATGGAATATAATGATAGTCTACGTTCTGTGGATTACTATTGTCTAGTATAGCAAAACGCAAATCATCTATTTCTTCTGGTAGTGTTTCTAAATTATAAAATTGATTTTCTAATGTTAGTATTCTCATGTTGTAATTTTACTACAGTTATTTTCAATAGTCAAGTTTTTCAATACTAAATGGATACTTTGCTTCCTTGTAATATGCTTTGCGCTGTGTCAAATGACGTTTGGCAAATTT